TATGGGTTCGATACGGTTCATTTAATCCCAAGTTCTTTTTCTGTGATTACCTTGAATTCAATTCTTCTATCGGCACAAAACTCAATAGCAGCTTTCCATTTTGCTTGGTTGACTGCGTAGGTTTTACACTCACGTATCAAAGTTTTCTTTTGTTTCTTACCTGGTACTGGTGGTAAAGTTTCCCGATAGGGTTTTACTTCAATCACATATGTCTTAATCACACCAGTGTTTTCTTTTACTTTGATAATAAAGTCTGGAAAATATCTATGCACTTTCCTATCAACAGGGGAGACATAGGGTATATAAAATTCTTCACTACCCCACTCAAGAATGTTCTCATTCAGGTCACAGTAACGACAAAACTTTCTCTCCCAACTGCTACGGCATATGATATTCTCAACATTGCCTTTATATTTCTTTGGAAAGGAAGGTTTGTATTTACTTTTTATACTTTCTCCCATACATAGTATATAAGGTAAAAACTATTTATAGATGCCTAGCGTAAAGACAATCGACGATATAAAATCGTCGTTACTAAGACCAGCATTAACATCTCATTTTTTAGTGGAGATTCCTCTACCCTCTTCTGCTGGAAGTGATACTGGATTTAGTAGTAAATTATCTAAGAATGGAATCACTTGGGGGACATCTCAGGAGACTTTAAATTTACTGTGCTCTGAGGCAGTTCTCCCTGGATCTAGTGTTGCTACACTTGAAATTAATAATGATAGAACTGGTGTTACAGAGAGACACGCTCATAGAAAATTCTTTGATGATAGAATTGACTTTACTTTCTATGTTGATGTTGAAAATTATTTACCCATCATGTTCTTTGAAACTTGGATTGATTTTATAACTGGAGCAGGAACCACTGACAACTTTGTTGATCTTGATCGCAATGAATTGACCGCTAAAAATTACTATTATAGAATGAACTATCCAGATGATTACACTGCTGATCAAGGACTCAAGGTATATAAGTTTGAGAAGGACTATGGAAGGAAAGCTACAAATCCAATGGGGAATCCCCGATGGTCATCTACAGGACAATACTTAGAGTATCAATTTTATAGAGCATTTCCTATAGCGATTAACTCAATGCCAGTTTCTTATGATGTAGCAAACCTTTTGAAGTGTACTGTTTCAATGAATTATATACGTTATACTGTTAAGAGAACACAGGGTTCTCCCACTTCATCTTCAATAGCATTTCCAGCAGAATCTCCAGTTAAAAAAATTCAAACTGCTGCCAATGCTACTGCTCAAGCTTTTGGCAATACCAACGGTCCAGGAACTCAGTTTACTGAGCGGGACACTGCTACTGGTGCCAGAATGGATGGAGGAAGTGATGGACCTCTTCTCACTACAAGACAAGCACTTGGATTAGATCCACGTTAACCCAATAAATAATCATACTGAAAATTTCTATAGGACATCATGCCTTTACCTAAGATTGCTACACCAACTTATGAACTTGAATTGCCATCAACAGGAGAAACAGTTCAGTTTAGACCTTTCCTTGTAAAAGAGGAAAAGATTTTGGTCATCGCTCTTGAGAGTGAGGACACCAAGCAGATTACTAATGCTATCAAGAGTGTTATCAAGAACTGTATTAAGACGAAAGGAATCAAAGTAGAAAACCTTCCTACTTTTGATATTGAATTCCTCTTCCTCAACATTCGAGGTAAATCTGTTGGAGAAGAGGTCGAACTTAATATTATTTGTCCTGATGATGGAGAGACTGAAGTACCTGTTCAGATTAACATTGACGATATTCGCGTCGAGAAAGTTGATGAGCATGATAATAAAATCAAGATTGGCGATGACTTGATGATGGTGATGAAGTATCCTTCTCTGGATCAATTTATTAAAAATAATTTTGACTTTGAAAATAAAAATGCAATGGATCAATCATTCGAGTTGATTGCATCTTGTATTGATTCTATCTGTAGTGAGGAAGAAGTATGGGCTGCTGCAGATTGTACGAAGAAAGAACTCAACGAATTCCTTGAGTCAATGAATTCTTCACATTTCAAAAATGTTGAGAAGTTCTTTGAGACAATGCCGAAGTTGAAGCATACTATTTCTGTTACTAATCCAGTAACTAATGTTGAGAGTGAAGTTATTCTTGAGGGACTGGCAAGTTTTTTCGCGTAGGTATGGTTCATATGAACCTTGAATCATACTTAAGATTAAATTTTTCCTTGATTCAGTACCATAAATATTCATTGACAGAAATAGAAAATATGATACCTTGGGAACGTGATATCTACGTCGCTTTATTACAACAACATCTTGAAGAAGAAAAGTTAAAGCATCAGCAAGCGAATGGCATCTAGGACTAGCACCGATCCAATAGAATTACTCTTAGAGATGGGTGTAGACCTAGATGACCTGTCTGAGCAGGATTATCTTGGCGCATTGATGGAAGCAGTAGCGACCATTGAGTTCCAAACAAAAGGAAAGGGTGATGCTCGTAGTGCTGTCCTTAGAAAAGAAATTTTAGAAGTAAGAAAGAAAAGAAAAGCAGCAGACCCTAAGTTCAAAGCAAGAAAAACAAAAATATCTGCAAGTTCATTTAAAAAGGGATCTGCCACTAACGTTAAAGTGGCACCAAAGGCATTACCGACAAGTGTGATAGTTACTTATCAGGCACCTCAAACCCAGGAGAAACCTGAAAAGGCGAAAGCAAAAGAAGAAAAACCAAGAAACCTTCTAGCAGAAATTGCTAAGTCAGTTGATAACATTGCTAAAACTTTAAAGAATCAATATAATTTAAAGAAGAAAGAAGGTGAGTTTGATAGGAAGAAAGCACAGAGAGATAGAAGAAAACTCGCTAAAGAAAATTTAAAGAAAGGATTTAGTGCGTTAGTTAAAACTGCTGAAAAAATAGTTCAACCTGTCAAAAGTATTTTTGATAAGATATTTGGTTTCATTACCACTATATTACTTGGAAAGTTTTTGATGAAACTGGTGGATTGGTTTAGCGATCCACAGAATCAGAAAAAAATAGGAAACATTATTGACTTCTTAGGTAAGCATTGGCCTAAGTTACTATCACTTTATCTTGTCTTTGGTACTGGTCTAGGTAGATTTATCTTTAGACTTACAAAAACCTTAATTGGTGGTGCTGTAAGACTCACTGCTGCCATTGCAAAACTTTTAGCAGCAAAGAAATTAAAAGGTGCTAGGGGGTTTGCACGATTACTTGGTGGTAAAAAAGGAAAACTTCTAACTGCTGGACTCACCACTGCACTAACAGTTGGAGGGACTTACGCTGCTACTACTGCCATAGCAGGTGGGGGTGGAGAGCAACAAACTCAAGGATTTTCTGGTGGTGGTTTAGCACAACCAAAGATTCAACCAACACCTCAGACGGTAAAGAAAGATTCAGGAATGTCAAGCGCCATGAAAGGTGCTGCACTTGGATCTATGTTTGGTCCACTTGGAGCACTTGCTGGTGCTGGTGTTGGTACTTTATTTGATAAATTTAACAATAAAGATAATACTGTTAAACTATCTAAACCTACAGAAGTAGAATTAGAGATTCCATCTGGGGGAGAGGTAGATGGACCTGGTGGAACTGATAAAGTTCCAGCAATGCTTACCGCTGGTGAGTTTGTCATGTCCCGTGGTGCCGTGCAAAAGTATGGCGTCAAAACTCTTGAGGGAATGAACGCTGCTGGCGGCGGAACTAATCAACCAAAGGTAGTAAACGGAAGAGATGGATATAAGGGTGGTGGACTAGTTGGGGGAGAAGGTGGACCGAAAGGTGGATTTAATCTACTCAATCCATTCTCATGGTTTAGTGGTCAAAGTCAGCAAGCAATTGATAAAAAAGAGACTGGTGCTTATAGTAATAACTCTCTAAGTGGTAGACTTCTGAATAGAACAAATGCCACCAATGAAGCTATTCGTAAGATGCGCGGTCAAGGTGGACCATATTTACCAAGTCTTGATGAGATAATAAACTATGGAGTGAGGGGACAGAGAGAAGTAGAAGAAAGACTTGAAAGCTTAATTCGCCAAGGACTTGAGTTAATTCCAAGAATAGAAGAGGGATTACTTGGTCTTGCAATGGGAGCACAAGAGGTTGCTCGACAGTCACAAATAACACTAGAAAATTTAGCAGTCGGTTCTTATCGACAAGCTGAACAGTTTGCTGGTGGACTTCTTAATGCAGGTCAGCAAGTCGCCAATGATGTGGTCAATTATTATGAAAGCGGTCAGATGCAAAAGGATTTGATGGGTGCCGCTGAATCAGCGAAGAATGTGGCAACCGGAGCAGTCGGGGGTACTTTTGACACTCTTATTTCTGCTACTGGAAGTAAACCATATCAAGATTATGCAGCAGCAAATGCTACTGCTATGGATGAGACAATAAAAATTTCAGATAGTATTATTGATTCTTTACCTGAAGGTTCTCCCTTACAGGATGTTATGGATAAGGGGTTGATTCCAATTCCAACCAGTAATCCTAGTATGATGAGGAACATGACTTTCGTTAAAGCTTTATTAGGTCCTCTTGGAAAACCATTCAAAATTATGAGTAATCCTGAAGTTGACAGGATGCGTCAACTTACCATTGATAAAACTCTGGAAAAATCTGGATTGATTGTTGATAAGAATGGTGAAGTTAAAATGAATTGGAACCAAGAGGATATTAATAAAGGTGCTAAAGGTGGTGGTGCATATACTGATGATCTTGGACCAGGAGGAAAAGCATTTAACTCTATCCTTGGGAGATTTCATGCAACCACTAGAGATGGTGGAAATGTTTTGTATACTACTGATAGATATAATTTTAATGAGTCTACAGCAGAGTATTTGCAGAAAGCAAAGGATCAAATGCTAGGTGGTGCTTTTGGTGAGGCAGGATATTTTGCTGCTGCTGCGTTAGGTAAGTTTGCAGAAGACGTTGGTTGGTTAAACCAGAGAGTACTTGCCAGTAGAATCGCAGTTGGGGAAGTTGACAGAAGTAAAATTGAGGGTGCGGCACCAACGCCAACACCTCAAGCTAATGTCTCAGAAGCATTGAGGCAATATGAGAGTGGAAATTATGATGCTGCAACTAAGGCGTTAGGTGGTGACCCAACTAAAGACGTACCGATACCTCAGTTAACCGCACCAGCACCGCAACCTGGAAAACCAAAGAGAGAATGGTATGATCCTCGCGGATGGATTGGTATGCAATATGGTGGTGAGGTTAATGGTAGTCTGAAGATGGGTAGAAATGCACCTAAAATCTCTGCTCCAGGAGCACCAATGCAAGCAAAAGTAACTGTTATTAAAGTACCAAAGACAGGATCTACTGGTGCAACTCCATCTGCACCACGCGGAGGATCGCTGGCACCTGATTTTAATGCTGGTAATGGTAGCCCTTCCAAGCATAAAATTCTGGGGATAGCATAAGATGGCATTAATCGGAGCGTTAGCAAAAGGACTAGTTAGAGGTAGTGGAAGTGCAATTGCACGTAATATCACCGGTCGTAAGAAGACCGTCAATCCATCTGCGATTGCACCTAAACAAAAAGATCAAGGACAACAACAGCAGAAAGGTGGCGCATTAGTTAAGTCTCCTACAGCAGGAATGACAAAAGCAATGGCACCTGTTAAACAGGTTTCCACTGGTGCTGTTGCTAAGGATGATTATCTTGGAAGCATTCATAAGAATGTTTTGTTGATTGAAAGTATCGTAACTGGCGTGTACAAGGCAGAGAAAGATAATCTAAGGCAGAAGAAAAAAGATGAACAGGATGATGCCAGGAAAAATCAAGAAGAAAAACTAGAAACAAAACCCCAGAAAGGGGGCATGAAGAAACCAAATATCAACATGGTTCCTAAACTTGGGATCTTTGGGTGGATAAAAAGATTCATAGGAAACATCTTAATGGGATTATTCCTACAGAAGATGGTTGACTTTGCAGGATTCTTGCCTGGTATAATAAGATCCATTGATGGTATTACGACTTTTTTAGCAGACTTCGGCATAACAATGGTTAATGCTTTAGTTACGTTTGCTGATTGGGGTATAAAGGCATATAATTTTACGTTTGGTGTTATTGAAAAAATATCTGGCACTTTGTTTGGAGAAAACGCTGATAAAGTTGTTGGTCTGATTGATACGGCATTGTTCTTGACTACTGCCATTGCTGGTGCCATGGCAGTAGAAGCATTAACGGGTGGTGGTGATGATGGACCTGGACTATTAGATCTCTTAAAATTTAAGAGGGGTGCTGCTGCGGCAAAAGGAACTGCTGCTGCGGCAAAAGGAACTGCTGCTGCTGGAACTGCTGGTGCTGGCGGTGGTGCTGCGAGTACTGCTGGAACTGTGGGTGGTGTTGCTGTTGGAACTGCTGCTGCTATCATTACTGGTGTAGGACTTCTTGCATCTGCTTTAGGTGAAGGTGCATTCCAAATTAAAAAGATTGGTAAAAAACCAATCGACGATGCTCAAAAAGAATTTGACAAATATAGTTGGTTAAACCCCATGAAGTATTTCTGGGGTGCTGCTTTGGGAATGCAGAAATTTCTGCTGTTCCCTCTTACCGCCACTGGACTTGCTTTAGATGTTATTGGTGCTCCATTTAGATATGCGATTGAACTGATTAGATTTGGTATCATGGCCATTATGGGTGATACCGAAGGGATGAAGAAGCAGAGAACAAATCTCGCTAAGTTTGATTCTAGAATACGTGAAGGTGTCAGAGAGCTGCTAAACACGCTTACTTTGGGACTTGCATTTACGGAAAAGGGATCCTTTGGAAATATATTTGGCGATGAAAAAGCACAAGAAGAGATGCTGAAGAAGTATGCTGAAGGTGGTTCGGTTAAGAAGAAAGTCAAACGTGGTATTGATATTAAAAAGAAGAAAAAAATAAAAAGATTAAGAACCCCCAAACCATCTCCAGACAGGATGACACCACTTCCACCAATGGAAGTCTTAGAGAATCAAGAAGCAAAAAATAAAAGAGCATGGTGGGACTTTTTGGGATGGGCTGGAACAGGTGCTCGACCTGAGCAGGTAGATCTTGGAACTGGCGGTAAAAAACTTGCCGAAAAGGTAACTGAGGTTGGTAATGAATTAGGAGAGAATGATTACTTTGGTCCCATCCTAAGAGTTACTTCCAAAGTAATTTTGGATCAGAATGTTGATAATAAAGATTACCAAAATATTGGTCGAGGTATTAATTTACTCTTAGATGATGGTATGAAAAAAGGTGCCATCGGTGTGGCAGGGTATAATGAGGGTGGAGTCGTAAAAGATATTCCACAACTAGATGTAACCAAATGGGTTAAAAAAACATTTCAGAATAACTTAGAGAAAGATCTGAAGAAGAAGTATTTAAAATTTGGATTCACCTCTGGATCAGCAGGAGAAAGAGATCCATCTACAGGTGTAATAACTCCAAGCACGGCAAGTGCTCCTCCAGGTGCTAGTAGTGCTAGATATGGATCACCTGAGATGAAAGCATTGTTAGATGTTTTGGCATATGCAGAGGGGACTCTTACAAATAGAAATGGTGCAACAGGACCCGCAGGATATAGCACCTGGGCTGGTTATCAAATGCATGGTCCAACTGATTTGACAGGACTTACAATTCAGGAAGTTCATGATCTACAAACTAGTTTCATGAGAGCAGGTAAAACTGCGATGACAGGATCGGCAGTTGTCGGTAGGTATCAGTTTAAAGACTTACTTGAATATTATGCTCCTCAGGCAGGTTTAAGTGGTAGTGATCTTTTCAGTCCTGAAAATCAGGACAGGATGGCAATTGCAGAGATAGAAAAAAGAGCAGGCATCACAACTCAGATGCTTAAAGATAATGGAATAACTCAAGGTTACTTAGATAAACTTGCTCCAATCTGGGCATCGATGCCTTATAGTCCTAAAGGTGGTGCTAGTTACTATGGAGGTCAACCATCCAAACCAGCAGGAGAACTTAAAGATTTTTATAATCAGAGACTTGGTGTTCAGATTTCTCAACAGCAAGCAGCTCCAAATCCAGTAGAACCAGGAGTGCCAGAGACTCCAGAAACGCAGACTGGTTCTAGTAAAGGATATAAAGTTACTAGAAGTGGTCGAACTATAACAAACTTTTCTCAACTTCCACCACACCACACATATCAAAGAAGTAAAGATGGTAGAGGTGCTTTGGTACAAGACTTTACACTTTACAAAGGTAACAAGTTTTTTGATATACCAGTCCCTTCTCCTGTAACTGGTAAAGTTTCTTGGGTTGGTAATGCAGGTGGCGGTGGAAAGTGGGTAGAAGTTATGAGTAACTCAGGTCAAAAAATTGAGTTGGGACACTTTAATAAAATCTCAGTAAGAGCAAATCAACCTGTAACAGCATTCTCTAGTATGCTTGGCACACAAGGATACACTGGAAATATAGTACCGAAAGGTATTGATGGCACTCATGTTCACATGCAGGCACCAGATTCGGTGATGAAGAAGTATATTAATACCTTGGCAGGATATAATTATGGCGGTATAGTTAGAGGACCTGGTGGTATTGATAATGTTCCTGCCATGTTGACTGCTGGCGAGATAGTCATTGACGTTGATAGTGCTGGTCCAGCAAGAGATTTATTGCTTGCCATCAATCAGGCATCAGATAAGGCAGGAGTTATCAAGGCAATCAGAGACTATGCTCCTTATGAAAGTGGATCTGAACAAACAATTGTGGTTTCTGATGACTCTGATCAGATGCCACAGCAGCAGTCATATGGTAGTAGATCCTCTACTCCAATGCTATTACCAATTCCTGTAAGTGATCATAATCCATTTGAGTTCCTGGAAT